GTACTTCCTCCCTTGTCAGCGGCACCATCGTCTACGCGAGGAAGAAGCAAGCAACCTGATGCGTGCCCGAGTCAAGCACACCATGAACGGCAACGGCGACCGACTCGCCATGCCTGCGGACGCTGACTGGGATCAGCGCATCTACACCAACGCTGACTCGACGTTCTTCCTGCCGCTGCGTCTACGCATGGACGGTGAGGACTTCACGCGACCCTACGAGCAGAACGCGTGGGTGTACGCCGCTGCGCGTGCAACGTCCGGTGCGCTGTCGAACGTGCCGATGGTTGTGAAGCGCGGACGACGCAACGACCCAACAGACACAGGTGATGCTGTCGGTGAGGAAGATCCGTTGCAACGCGTCTTCCAGTCACCGAACCCTGCGATGACTGGTTCGCAGTTGACCGAAGCGATCAGCGTCCACCTCGACATTGATGGTGAAGCGTTGGTGTTGGCGATCAACGAAGTCGGTGGTGGGTACGACCCGACCAGGCCACCGAAGGAACTGTGGGTCGTCAGCGAGCCGAAGTCGTACGAGGCGCATGTCAAGAACGGCGTGGTGGTTGAGTGGTCGAAGGAAACACAGAAGGGGCGGATCAGTCTGCCCGCCACGCAGATCATCCACTTCAAGCTATACAACCCGCACGACACCTACCGAGGACTGTCCCCGTTGCGGTCTGCGTTCATGGAACTGAACGGGGACCACAAGGCATCGCAGTTCAACCAAGCGTTCTTGGATCAGGGCGCTGACCCCGGCGGTGTGCTGATGACGGACATGGACTTGACCGAAGCACAGAAGCAGTCGGTGCGAGTCGCGTGGGAGGCAAGGCACAAGGGACGGTTCAAGCGCGGACGCATGGCGATCCTTGAAGGTGGGTTGAAGTACGAGCCCATCGTGGTGGACCACACCAAGATGCAGTTCCTTGGTCAGCGTGAGTGGACCCGCGAGGAAGTGCTTGCCGTGTTGCGTGTGCCGAAGCTCGAAGTCGGACTGATCGACGACGTGAACCGCGCAACGGCAACAGTGGTCAAGCGCATGTGGTGGCAGAACGTCTTGATCCCGCGCTTGGGTTACATGGAGGACGTGTGGTGGTCGTTCCTGTTCCGCCCGTTGGCGGACTCAGGTCGCGGCATGATCCTCTTCCCAGAGTACGACCTGTCTGATGTTGAAGCGTTGAAGGAAGACTTCACCGAGAAGCTCGAACATGCAGAGTCGCTGCATCGCATCGGGTACTCGCTCAACAAGATCAACGAACGTCTCGACCTCGGCATGGAAGAAGCGCCGTGGGGTGACGAGGCGTTGACTGACGCAGGCAAGGTTCCGATCTCCGTCATCATCGCACCTGATGCTGAAGCTGACGGCGAGATCGTAGAAGACGCATACAAGGAGGAAGCGAGTCGCGGGAACAACTCCATCGTCGATCCCATCTCTCGCAACACGCCAACCGCTACCACTGCTCCCGCTCCGAACTGGGCAGACGAATGGAACAGGGTGTTCCGTCGTCCCGGTGAGAAGGTCGTCCTCGCCTCAGTGCAGAAGGCGTATCGCTCCATCGGTCGCGCTCAGATGAGTCGGTTCGACTCGTGGTTGTCCAAACGCACCCACGAGCGGGACTCGCTTCCTCCTATTTCTAAGAAGGATGTCGATGCGTTCTTGCTTCCACACAAGGAGTGGAAGAAGGAAGTCGAACGACACCTCGGTAAGCCGTTTGAGAAGGTGACGTTCTCTGCGCTCATGCAACTCGACAAGGAGATGGGCGGCTTCGCTCAGATCGACATCAACATCCCGCAGAAGTGGTTGAAGGATTACGGGCTGCGTCGTGTGGCGTCGATGGTGCGCGTCACGAAGCGTGAGCGCATCAAGTTGCGGCAACAGATTGTGCGCGGCATCACGCAAGGCGGTTGGGACACTCGCAAGCTGCGTGACCACATCAAGCAGCATATGACCATGCTCAGCACGACGCGTGCTGACCTGATCGCTCGAACGGAGACCGGCATCCTGTCCAGCGAGATCAGGAACGAAGGCATGAAGCGTGAAGGTGTGAAGAAGACGAAGTGGACAACTGCGCGAGATGACCACGTTCGTCCAGAGGATGAGTACCGTCCGGTCGGTGATGGGAACCATCGCGCACTGGAAGGTGAAGTGGTGGACCTCGGTAAGAAGTTCGCAAACGGTTTGCGGTTTCCGATGGACCCGTTCGGCAAAGCTGTCGAGGTCATCAACTGCCGCTGCGTTGCTGTTCCCGTTGTTGAGGACTAAGGAGAAGACATGGACAAGGCAACCATCGCCGTCGAAGCGCGAGCGGTAGACGGACAGGAAGGCGTCATGGAGTTCGTCGCCTCCACCAACCACGTTGATCGCGCTGGTGACATCGTGGAACAGAACTGGGACATGAAGTCGTTCCGCAAGAACCCGGTGTTCTTGTACGGTCACTCGTACAGCGATCTGCCTGTTGGCAAGATCGTCAAGGTGTGGACAGAGAAGGTCGAAAGCAAAGCGGCCAAGTCTCCGGGTAGCAGACGCACGATGATCCGCGTGAAGTTCGTGCCCAGTGATATCCACCCGTTCGCTGAGACGGTGCGTCGTATGTACGACGGCGGCTTCCTGAAGGCAGTGTCAGTCGGCTTCCGTCCGCTCGAACGCGGCGACGTGTCTGCCGAGGAGCGCGATGCGCTCGGCATGGGTCAGTATGGGCAACGGTTCACCAAGAGCGAACTGCTTGAGGTGTCCGCTGTCACCGTGCCGATGAACGCCGAGGCGTTGTCCACTGGAGTGCAGCGCGGGTGGTACGGAGACGACACGACCGAGCATCAAGCGGTCTCTCCCAGAGAAGGTGCCGACTTCAACGCCATCCTCTGTGCGTTGGACTCGATCACCACTGAAGACGTGGACGACGTTGCACCAACAGCAGAGACGCAAGACGATGCGCGTGTGGTTGTCTTGCTCGCTGCTGCTGAACGAATCGAAGCGGCTGCGGATCGTATCGAGGCACAACTCGAAGACGACTTGCAGTTGTCCGACATCCCCGTTGACCCCGACAACCATCACGAAGAGGACGCGGGCTCGTTGCCTGCGGAGGAGATCGAGATGGACGTGACTGAAGAGGATCTGGAAGAAGCGTTGGCATCATTCAGCGCGGCCACCGATACTCACAACAACCTGGAGAGCCAGTGATGCAAAAAGCATCTGACCTGCTCCTCGACATCCGCAACAGGGTGGCTGACTTGGGGGAGCTGAACTCGAAGACCGACGAGCGCATGAAAACGCTTGAGGGTCGCATGGCAGAAGTCGAGACGGCGGCGCAGTCCCGTCCCGACGTGAACCTGCCGGGCACGGGGACAGACGACCCCGGTAAGTTCTCGTTCGCTCGTGCGGTGCGTGCCATCGCCACGAACAACTGGGCCGACGCGGGCTACGAGAAGGAGGTGTTCGAGCAGGCACGCAGAACGCCGGGAGGCGAGCAGCGTGCTGCGTCTCTGGCGAACGATGCCACGCTCGGCTTCCTCGTTCCGAACACCATCGTGGATGAGGTCATCCCGTTGCTTCGCAGCAAGATGATCCTCGACCAACTCGGTGTGACGATGCTCGACGGCCTGTCGGGTTCGCCCATCGAGATCCCGCGTGAGACGGGAGCGGGCACCGGCTACTGGGTCGGAGAGAACGCAGCGATCACCGCTGCGGATCAGACGACGGACATGGTGCGCCTGCGTCCTCACAAGGCCGGGTCGCTGACCAAGTTGTCGAACACGCTGATCCGCACAGGCGGTGCGCGTGTCGAGAGCTTCGTCCGCAACTCCATGATGGAGACGCTGGCTCGCACGGTGCAGACAGCGTTCTTCCAAGGCATCGGCGCTGCGGGGCAACCGCTCGGCGTGGTCAACCAAGTGGGCGTTAGCACTGCCGCCCTTGGAGTTGTGACTGTGGCGGCGCTCCAGCAACTGCTGGAAGAGATCGAAGCATCGAACGCGGACACCGGGCCTATGGCTTGGGCGTTCCATCCACGAGGGATGGCGTCGATCCGTCAGTTGAGCGCGACCATGGCAGCTGGCGGAACCGCTCCTCTGCTCACCAACGGCGACCCGTCGAAGGGTGATGCGGGTACGCTGCTCGGTTGGCCGTGGTACGTCTCCACTGACATCCCGCGCAACTCGGGTGCTTCGACGAGCGATGGGTTCGTCGGCAACTGGGCAGAGTCGATGCTCGGTTCGTGGGGCGCGATGGAGATCGCTGCGACCACCGAAGCGGGCGATGCCTTCGCTCAAGATCAGACGTGGGTGCGTGTCATTCAGGAGGTCGATGTCGCCCTCCGTCATGCAGCCGCAATCGGTGTCGGCACTGCACTCGCTGACTAAAGGGAGGAGATCGACATGAACTCACAGATCGTCACTCAGACCAAAGAGTATCTGGCTATCCCGCCACAGTCGGTGGCCGCAGCCACAACCAACGGCACCGAGATCGACACAGAAGGCTACGACACGGTCACGGCCTATGTGTGCGTCGGCGCGACAGACCACACCACCACTACCTTCAAGTTTCAGGAGACCGCGACTTCAGGTTCCGGTGAAGCGGATGTCACTGGTGGTGGATTCACAGCGTTCGGCGCAACAGACGACAACAAGTTGGCGTCGGGCTCCATCGCCATCCAGACGCACCTGCGATACGTCCGCTTGGTATGCACCACTGCGGGCGGCACGGCGGCGCTGGTGAGTGCTGTCGTTCTCTTGAGCAATGCCAACCAGACCGTCGCTACGTCTGACCACGGCACGAGTCCCGCTGGACTCACCGTCAACATCTGATCCGTTGAGAACGACGGGAGTGCATGGACTCCGCTCCCGTCGTTCTCGTTCTCTCACGCATGGAGGTTCCCAATGACCGCTCCTGTTGATGTCTTCCCCAGAGACGCAGACGAGAAGCGCGTGTACGTCGTCTTGGCGCACCGTGTGCTGCACCTTGGAGAAGGTCGCCACTTCGTTGCTGGCACCGAGGTGTTGCTGTCTTCTGATCGAGTGTCCAACGGGCTGACCCACTTGGTCGCGCCAGTCGATGCCGTGCAGCCTAAGGAGTCTGACATGGAAAGCGTCGGCGCTCAGACTCGTGCGGCTTCACATCCACGCCGTAACCGCGTGAAGGCGAAGAGGAAGTAGCGCAATGGATCTGTCCACAGTTGCACGCGTCAAGACGTTGCTCGGCATCGGTGTCGCCACCTACGACACTGAGCTTGGACAGATCCTGACGATGGTCAGCGGACAAGCCGAGTCCTATATGGACAGGCAGACCGATAGCTCCGCACCATCCACGCAGTACCTCGACACGTTAGAGACGGGGACGCGGACGGTGTATCAACTGCAAGCGTTCCCGGTCTCTTCGATCACGACCATCCACTATGATCCTGATCTGGACTACGGCGCGACGACGTTGCTGTCGTCAGACGACTACCGCGTAGTGCGTAACGGGGACATGGGTCAGTTCATGTTGCTCATCTCTGTAGCGCCGTGGCCGTCCTCGCTGAAGGTCGTGTACGCGGGTGGCATGGCCGCAACTGCTGGCGCGTTCGTCACCGCGTACCCTGACATCGCTGGTGCAGTAGACGCACAAGTCGCGTTCCTGTTTCAGCGGCGCAAGGAGTTCGGACTTGAAGGAGTCAGTGGTGCCGGTGGTTCTGTGTCGATGTTCTCCCCGGTGACCTTCTTGCCGATGTTGCGGCAGGTGCTGTCGAAGTACAGGAGGTTCACCGGATGATCGGAACAGTCACTGCCGTCATAGAATCACTTGAGCAGATGGAGCGTCGATGGAAGACCAATCTGTTCTTGTCAACGAAGACAGCATTCAGGGACATCACCCAGACGTTTCAGTCTCGGTTTACTGAGGAACGGCTAACCAAGTCAGGCAGTCCGTTGACTGTAGGTGATAGAAGGAAGGGTGTGTTCCGTCGAAGCGGTGATCTTGCAAAAGGGTTCATCACAAAGGTAGACGGCAGCGATCTGCGGTCACTTGAAGGCGCTGTTGGGTGGTGGCAGCCGTTTCAAGCAATGAAGGCAGGCGTGCATGAGTACGGGGAGACCATCACTCCGAAACGAAGCAGCTACCTTGCAGTTCCGCTGCCTGCTGTCCTGACACCGACTGGCCGTCCTCGCTTTGGGTACAGTCCGCGAGACTGGCCGAACACGCGCATCCAACGCTCGAAGGCGGGCAACCTGTTCATCGTTCAAGACAACGAAGGACACGACCCGACCCCGTTGTACATCTTGAAGAAGTCAGTGTACATCCCGCCTCGTCTTGGTTTGAGGAAGATGTGGGACAGCAAGGCGCACCAGACAGCCATCGCCCGTCGCCTTCATCAATCGACGAAGGAAGCAATCAAGAACTCAATCAAGTACGGACGCGGGTTCAAGGTTGGCCGTGACCCCATCACAGGACGGTATGTCTCTGCACGGTTAGGTTCCTCCTGATGCCATCGACGAGCATGACAGTCACAGTTGCAAACGGACATGGGAGCGTTTCGCTTTCGCAGTTCCGTTCTGTGTACTTGACGCTCGACCACGCTGCGTTGGTGACTGCGAAACGTTCGCGTTCCGATGGTGCGGACCTGTTCATCAGTTACACAGGAACAGCCGTGCATCGTGAAGTATACGTCGAGGACG